GAAATGCCATTGAAAGAAGACTACAATGGTTGCTAATAAAAAATCAAATAATAGCAGATATAGTAAAAGAGTACCCAAATTGTCCGTAACCTGGGGCCTCAAAAAGAACCTTGATTCCTCCTTTTATGATAAATATAAACTGAGACAAAGCTTTGGAAGCGCTTATTTTGAAGGTCATAGATTAGAAGAGCTGATTCGTGAGCTTATGGTTTATGCTCAGCTTCCTTATTCAACAACAATAGCGCAATTTCTTGCTTTCCAGTGTTTAGATCATGATGAATGGAATGATATGCTTAATAGACATCAAGAATTGGCATCTGCCTATAAAAAAGCAAAAGTTCAATTAGAAGCAAATGCATTAGCTAATAAAGGAATTGATGCTGCTATGTCACTTCTTTATAAGATATCAAATGATTGGAAAGAAGCAGAAGAACGTAAGGCTATGCTCAAAAACTTCGAAGAGAATCCAATAGAAAGCAAACAATTTCCTAACATATTTAATTCACCATTACCAACCGAGAAGAAAGATGTTTGATATATTCAAAAAAGGCTCTAAAGACATAGAAGATCTACAGAAGATGTATGATGAAGCTTTAGACGAAATTATTCAACTACGGTCAACCTTGTTGCATTTGCAAGAGGTTGAGATAAGAAACCAGTCTCTTGTAGAAGAAGTTAAGCATCTTAAATCTTTGATCGAGAGATCACGTAATGGATGCGATTGATATCAATGACTTCAAACTACGTGATTATCAAATACCAATATGGGATGCTATTGCTAAGCAAGGCTATCGAAAAGTATTAGCAATTCTTCCGCGCCGTTCAGGGAAAGATATCTGCGCTTTCAATCTCTGTATACATCAAGCAATGGCTAAGACTTGTTCTATCCTGTATGCTCTGCCAACCTTTCAGCAAGGGCGCCGTGTTATCTGGGATTGTATTACAACAGATGGTAAAAAACTTCTTGATTATATCCCTAAAGAAGTCATCAAGAACATTAATCACTCTGAGATGAAGATCTGTTTCAAGAATGATTCTCAAATACAGATCATTGGTGCAGATTCTTATGATACTTCTATTGTTGGTCGTAATCCTTATGCAATTATCTTTTCAGAATGGAGTCGTTGCAATCCAAAAGCTTATGACTTTGCACGACCTATCTTAGCAAATAATGGTGGTTGGATATTGATGATAACGACTCCTTATAGCCGTAATCATTGTTATCAGCTTTTTAATGTAGCTTCTAATCTCAAAGATTGGTTTGTTTATATCAAAAAAACCTCAGATATAAAACATATTCCTGCAGAGATACTTGAGCTTGAAAAGGCACAGATGTCTGCAGAGCTTTATGCTCAAGAGTATGAATGCAGTTTCTCACGTGGTATCGAAGGATCTATATATGGTCGTCTTGTAGATCAAATACGTGAGAACAACCAAATATCCCATGTTCCCTGGGACCCTTCCATGCTTACCTACACAGCATGGGATATTGGTGTTCGTGATCTTTGTGTTATTCTCTTCTTTCAGATCTCCTCAGAAGGTAATTCAATACGCATTATAGATTGCTATGCTTCAAGTGGTATGGGACTTGATCATTATGTGAAGACAATACGAGAAAAGCCTTACCTTTATGGAACTCACTTTGGTCCTCATGATCTTGCCGTTAGAGAGTTTGGTGATGGTGCTATATCTCGATTCGAGAAAGCAGCACAACTAGGTTTAGACTTTGAAGTACTTCCGCAGGTTCGTATAGAGAATGCTATCGAAAACGTCATGACTCACTTCCCTCGCTTTGTTATTGATGAAAGAAGATGTAAGAGATTAGTAGAGGCAATGGAATTTTACCACCGAGAGTGGAATGATGATAAGCAGTGTTACTCAGATAAGCCCGTTCACGATTGGAGCAGTAATTTTTGTTTTACTGGAGATACTTTAGTCTTGACGCGTAACGGAATGCGTCAGATAATGTTAATAGAAGATAATGATGAAGTATTAACATTACAAGGATGGTATAAATGTCGGAAAGCACAGAAAACAAGAATAAATGCGAATATTGTGGAAGTTGTATTTGTAGACGGTACAACAGTGAAATGCACGCCGGATCATTTATTCTTAACGGAGAACGGGTGGAAGTCATCAGAAAGCCTAACGAATTATATCAAGATCCAATCGAGCTTGATGCAGGGACTCAATATTTTAATGGGTATCTGTACAGAATTTATCCAAATGAAAAATACTTTTCAAAAGGTGGATCTCTCTTGCATAGAGACGTATGGAGATTCGCTTTTGGAGAAATACCAAAAGATTGTGAAATACACCACCGAGATCATTGTTCCATTAACAACTGCTTATACAATATTGAATGCTTACCAAGAGCAGACCATCGCAAAACATATCACAAACCAATTAATAGAGTTTTTAGCCAAAAAGCTAGAGATAGAGCAGCAGAGTGGCATGGATCAGAGGCAGGAAAAATATGGCATTCGAGACATGCTCAACGGACAGCTAATTGGACAATATGGAGAAGAGAACCGAGAAATTGTTTGTATTGCAATAAAGAGTTCAGCTGCCTTATTAGAAAAAATGGGCATACCCAGAAATACTGTCATCCCAATTGTAAAGCAATGCATTATAGAAAGCGTAAAAACTCTGCCGGATCATGAAGATGTTTGGGATATTTCGGTACCAGGTGTTGGTCATTTCTCATTAGCAAATGGTGCTATTGTCCATAACTGCGATTCCGTCAAATATCTTTGTCAGGCAATTCCACTTTGTAAGCAAGGATTAACTGCAGAGAAGTTCGATCAGATAAAGAAAGAAGCACTCTATGGAGGAAGAACTATGCTCAATCCTCTTTTTGTTGAATCAAATCCATGGGATAGATTTGTACGATAGAACTTGTTGAAATTCTTTTTTTTGCACTAGAATCGGCTCAAACATGCTACGTGTTAAGAAAAGGGATTAACTATGTTAATGAGACCGCCTGAAGAACTGCCACAAGATTTTACTGCTGTTAAGAAGTTTGTTGATTCAGTTTATCTTGCTAATCAATCATTATGGCAGATCTACTGGTCTGAAGCGATGATCGATTGTAGGCTTGAAGCAGGTGATGTCTCTCTTGCAGGTGAACTTAATCCTAATCTCCAGTTAAACAAAGGCTCACAGTTCTACTTCAATAAAGTAAGACCCCTTTGTAATACCGTCTCGGGCTACCAACGAAAGAATAGAAAGACAAGCACTATTATTCCTTTGGAGAACGGCGATCAAGAGACTGCTGATCAATGGACTAAGATCCTGATGGGCATCTTTAAGCGTGAAGGTGTCTATGAAACAATCTCTGATGCATTTCACCAGGGCGCTTGTGTAACCGGTATGAATCTTCTTCATATCTATTTAGACTTCTCAAAAGATCCAGTATCAGGCGATATTAAAGTCGACAACTTACCCTTTAATGCTTTCTTTATAGATCCGTACTTCCGTAAACTTGATCTCTCAGACTGTTCGTTTGTATGGCGTCGTTCTTATCTATCTCATGCTGCTGTTGCTAATTTACTTCCCGATCATTATGCCGAGATTATGGGAATGAACTCAAATCCAGCAGGAATTGGCCGCTCAGGGCGTTTTCAATATATGCCTGAAGCTCTTGGTCAATCCCAACAGAATCGTTTAGCCTACGACGAATTTTACTATCGTTCCTATCGCAAACAGAAGCTTCTTGTTGATAAGCAAACAGGTGAGATACTTGATATAACTAAGCAAGATAATATTGATATCGATCGTTTCCTTGAAGAGAATCCACAAGTAACGCTCATTGATCAAGAAATACCAACGGTAGATCTAGCCATCCTCGTACAAGACAAATGCCTTTATTGTGGACCACAGCCGACAGGACTTGATTGCTTTCCCTTTGTTCCTGTTGTCGGTTATTACAATGAAATGCTCCCTTATTTTTATAGCCGGATCCAAGGCCTATGTCGTTCATTGCGCGATCCACAGCTTCTTTTCAATAGACGGCTAGTCTTATCGATGGATCTACTCGAGTCTCAGCTAAATTCAGGCTTCATATTTAAAGAGAATGCCGTTATTGATGTTAAGCATCTATTCCAAACAGGGCAAGGGCGCGTTATTCCGATCAAGAAAGGCTATGAAGTCTCCGATGTGATACAGATTCAGCCGCCACAAGTACCCCCATCGCACTTCCAGGTGCTTGAAACGCTTGGTAAACTTGATTATTCAGTGACCGGTATTACTGAAGAACTGATGGGGCAGATTGTTGATTCACGTGATTCTTCTGGATATCAATCATTCTTGCGACAACGTGCAGGTCTTGTTACCTTGCAGCCTATCTTTGATCGTCTTGATTATTCACAGAAGCTTTTAAGCGAAAGAATCATGCAAATAGTTCAGAATAACTATACGCCGGGCAAGATAAAACTTCTTCTTGAAGGCAAAGAACCTGCGCCATTGTTTTATAATAAAGCATT